CGGACAACACGTCCGTCTGGCTGGTGGTCTGGGGAGCGAACACGGTGTTCGGTATCTTCCCGAAGGGATCGAAGGCCGGCCTCTCGCATCAGGACCTCGGCGAGGAGACGGCGGAGATGACGGCTGGCTTGGCTGGCAGCCGGATGCGCGTGTATCGTGACCTCTGGACATGGAAGTGCGGGATCGCGCTTCGTGACTGGCGGTATGCGGTACGCATCGCGAACATCGATCTCTCGGCTCTGCGTCTCGACGACGCAACGTCTCCGAAGCTCTTCAACCTGCTGACCAAGGCCACGTGGCGCATTCCGGCCATGGGGATGGGGAAGGCAGCGATCTACGTCAACCGCACGATCGGCGAGTACCTGGACATTCAGGCACAGAACCGCGTCACCAGCGGCGGACAGCTCACGTACGAGGTCGTCGATGGCAAGCGCATCATGTCGTTCCGTGGCATCCCGATCCGCACCACGGATGCGCTGATCAACACCGAAGCTCGCGTGGTCTAACCCACCGCTCACGCTTCACGCTTTTCACGTTCTCAGGAGTACAGCATGTACATCGACGCGGAAAACCGTTTGTCCAATGCACAGGCCATTGCGGCTGTCGCATCGACAAACATCATCGATTTCAGCTCCGATCGCAACATGGGGATCGGAGAGCCGCTCTGCTTGGTGGTCGTTGTGACCACTCTGCTGGACGGCACAACGGGAGACGAGACATACTCGGTGACGATGCAGACGGATGACAACGCCGGCTTCGGTTCACCCACCACGATTGGTGGTGTCGTTGCGCTCCCGCGCAACTCAGCTGTCGGCACGAAGTTCATCATCCCGATTCCACCCGACACGGCCATGGAGCGGTACTTCCGTGTCCTGTACGGTGTCGGCGGCACAACGCCGTTGGGAGCCGTCACGACGTTCCTCACGTCGATGAAGATGGTTCAGAACGACGTGCACTACGACGACGCAATCACCGTCGGGTAAGGACTCGCGGTTGGCCTCCTAGGTATCGGAGGTCAACCACCCCTTGTCTCAAGAACAGGATATGTTCATGGCAAAGAAGACAGCAGCCAAGAAGAAGAAGGTTGTTCGCAGCACTCGGGAGCGGCCCTCTGCTCGAGACATCGAGACCGACGAGGTGCAGCCGTCGCATGTGACCCGAGCCACGAAGTCAGCACCCGAGAAGAAGAAGACCGGACAGCGAGTTGCTGAGACTCGTGACGTGATCGAGCGGTCGGGTGGCAAGATCATCCGTCGGAAGGAGAAGACCTCTCCGGTGCGTGTGAAGGCGACTCGCATGGGGTATTATGGTGACATCCTCCGCAAGGTGGGTGACAAGTTCACCATGAACCTCACCGAGGCGGAGATCGAGTCGCAGGAGGAGGAGGACGAGATGGATCGCTCGCCGAGCTGGATCAAGATCATCGGCGAGGACAAGAAGAAGAAGGGCAAGTCTCGTCCGAAGGCGAAGGCTGCCGAGGAAGAGGAGGAAGAGGAAGAGGACGAGGATGAAGTCGACGAAGACGTCGATGAGGACGAAGACGAAGAGGAAGACGAAGACGAAGAGCTGTAGCACCACGCATCATCAGCTGAATCGATGAGGGGCGGTGTTCGCCCAGCCGCCCCTCTTCACTCTTTTCGTGGACACATCGCATGACCACTCAACTTGATCTTTGTCACATGGCGCTGTCGCACATCGGTGTTGGGACGCAGATCGCTGTCTTTGCTACCGACCGATCAAAGGAAGCTTCGGCGTGTCGCCAGTTCTACGATCAGGTCCGCGATGAAGTCCTCCGCGCATATCCGTGGCACTTCGCCACGGCTATCGAAGCGTTGACCCTCGTTGAGGAAGATCCGAATGACGAATGGGGATACTCATACAAGTATCCTTTGACGTCTCTTGCATTCAAGCGCATTCTCAATGGCGCATCGCGCATCGAGACGCAGACGTCACGCATTCCATTCCGGATCGTGAATGATCCTACATACACAGGGTTGACGATCTTTACCAACAAGCAGCTGATCCTGTCAGACTACCCCGACGCCTTTGGTGAGTACACGGTCTCACCGGATACTCGGGTGTACCCTCCTGACTTCGCACAAGCGTTCTCACTGTTGCTGGCAGCGTACATCGCGCCCCGGGTCACGGGAGGCGATCAGTTCAAGCTGGGTGAGCGAGCCTTCAAGATGTACTACATGAAGATTCGTGAAGCAGCGCGCAATGCGTCGCGTGAGCATCAGCCTGATGTTGAGATTGAGTCCGACCTCTACAGGGCTCGTGAATCATGAACGTCGTCCAGCGATCCTTTGCCGGTGGCGAAATCTCGCCATCGATGTATGCGCGTACTGATGTCTTGAAGTACGCCACTGGATTGCGGACATGTCGGAACTTCATGGTGCAGAAGCAAGGCGGTGTCACGAACCGTGCTGGAACAGAGTTCCTCACCGAAGTGAAGGCTTCAGCAAACTTCACACGATTGCTGGACTTCGTCTTCAACAGCAGTCAAGCCTACGTGCTGGAATTTGGGAATCTCTACGTTCGGATTCTGCTCGATGGCGTCTACCTCACGACAGGCGCTGTGGTGGCATGGAACGCTGCGACGAACTACGTCATTGGTGATGTCGCGTCTCGGTTGGGCGTCACGTACTACTGCATCTTGGCGCACCTCAATCAACAGCCACCGAACGCCACGTATTGGTACGCGATGACTGGAGCGGCGCCTGACACGATCTTCGAGATTCCAACGCCATACACCTCAGCGCAGCTGCCTGACTTGCACTACGTTCAGTCAGCTGACACGATGACATTGACGCACCAGACGCATCTGCCACGGCAGCTCCAGCGATTGAGTGCCAATCGTTGGGTGTTGAACTTGATTCCACTCGGGCCGCGGATTGCGTTCCCGACAGGCGTTGGTGTGGCTGGTGGGTCGATTCCACATGTCACAGGATACTACTATGTTGTCACAGCGTTATCGGCGGAGAATGGCGAGGAGAGCCGCGCGTCGGCGACGGTGGTCAACTCCAACATTCCTGAAGAGGCCGACCCAGCTATTGTCTCCTGGACACCTGTGGCAGGTGCGTATGCATACCGCATCTACCGGGGCGACGACGATGCGACCTTTGGTTTCTTGGGTACATCGGTGGGTGACTTCTATGACGACTTCGGCACGATCGAGCCTGACTTCACTGCGCAGCCACCGACCATCCGAACGCTCTTTGGCAATCCTCCATCGACGGTCGGCTTCTTTGGCCAGCGTCTTCTCTTTGGCAACACCATCACAGCACCAGAAACTGTCTACACATCACAAATCAATCGACCCTTGAACTTTGATGGACAGACACCGATCCTTGATGACTCACCCATCACGTTCACCATTCGTGGGCGAAAGGTCAACGCGATTCATCACTTGCTCGATCTGTCAGCGCTTGTCATTCTGACAGCTGGTGCTGAGTATGTGGCCGAGGGTGCTGATGGGTCGCTGTTGCCAACGGCCGTCAATCTTCGTCGGCTGTCGGAGAATGGCAGTCACCCACGCTTCGATCCACTCATCGTCTCCAACCTGGCTTTGTACGTGCAAGCACGGGGCACCATCATTCGCAGCTTATTCGCTGATGTCATTAAAGGCTACGATGGCACAGACATGTCGGTGTTCGCGTCGCACCTCTTCAAAGGACACTCAATCGTCGGGTGGGCCTACCAGCAGATTCCTCACTCGATCGTCTGGGTCATTCGAGACGACGGTGTCTTGCTCGGCTTGACCTTGATTCGTGAGCACGAAGTGTGGGGCTGGCATCGACACGACACCGACGGGATCATCGAAAGCATCGCCGTGATCCCTGAGGGCGATGAGGATGTCCTCTACATGGTGGTGCAGCGGAATATCAACGGATCAGCAAAGCGATACATCGAGCGGATGGTGTCTCGATATTTCCCTCGTCAGATCGATGCACGCATCATGGACTGTTCGCTGTCGTATGACGGCAAGAACTTGACAGCCTTTGAGATGGGCATTTCTGGCGGCGTTACGTGGCTGACGGGTGAAGTCGTTACGATGCTGGCGAACTTCTCAGCATATGTTGCAGGTGATGTTGGAAAGACCTACGTTTTCTACAATAGCGATGACGAGATTCTGTTGCGAGTCATCGTCTCAACGTACATCGCCAATAACCAAGTTGTTGTCATGCTTGCGAACGATGCACCACTTGAACTTCAAAATGTCCAGACAGCCAACTGGGGTAAGGCTGTTGGTGCATTGACTGGCCTCGGTCATCTTGAGGGGAAAGAAGTCAGCATCTTGGGTGATGGAGTCGTGCTCGCAAGTCCCAACAATCCCGATCTGTTGTCGGTGACTGTTACAGGTGGCGGTATCACACTGCCCGATCCATCTGTTGAAGTACACGTTGGATTGCCATACGTCAGTGACTTCGGAACCTTGGACATCGATGGCGGTGCAAGTCCGTCGATCAAGGACAAGAAGATGTTGATCAACAAAGTGAATCTCATCGTTGAGGAGACACGTGGATTGTGGGCAGGTGGGACTGACCCTATCGATGATCTGCTTGATACTGATGTCTTCTCAGCGTTCAAGATTCAAGAGCACGAGTCTGCACTTGACGAAGGTGATTTGCTGACGGGTACCGATGAAGTCATCATCGATGCCGTGTGGACGAATCACGGCCGCATCAATGTCAGACAAGTCGATCCGCTGCCCGTCACGATTCTCGCCGCCATACCACAAGGCAATATTCCGTAAGAGGAGACTATGGCTCTAACTTCAACAGCGATGCTGCTGGCACTGCAAGCAACCAATGCAGTGACGTCAGCTGTCGATCAGAACCAACAGGGCCGCTATGCTCAGAGCGTCTCCAACACGAATGCGTCACTGGCTGAACGCAACGCACGCGACGCGATCCTTCGAGGCGGCGAGGCAGCGCACGA